ATTTGTCTCCTTTCAAGAATATTAACTTTGTCGCTAAAAGAGCAAAAGGCAGTACTCTCAACGGATCTGATTATTTATTCTTTGAGACAAATAAGTCATTTTATTTTGCAAGTATTGAGTCTTTGATCGATGCCCAGATAAAAGGTGGAGTTTTTGATGAGTATGTATTAGAGAGAAATGGCGCAAAAATGCCAAGAAGAATCAATCCATCTTTAACATATGTAGGCAATCAGTTTCCGTCTTCGATGACAGCAGTTGAGAACTTAAAACTTCTTACTAGTATTGATACTCTTGACGGAAACAACAGAGGAGCATTTGCTTCAACTGTTGATGGTTACGATTTTTATACGAAGAAGATTGTTCGTAGTGATTTTGATTTTATTGAAAACATGGATAAATTTCAAAAAACTGGACCCACTAATATATTGCCGCCAAATCTTAAAAGAAATGCTTTATCTAACAAGACATACTATTCACAGAATACTGGTTTATACAATGATTTTGGATTAACAGATGAAGAAGATTTGCCTGCAGGATCAACTGCTCAGACTATTGTAGATAAGATAAGTAATAGAAAAAGTTATTTGAATTCATTTGAAAATTACAAATTTGAAGCTACTTTGCCAGGAAGGACTGATATCAATGTTGGACATGTAATAAGTCTTTTGTATCCTTCTGCTGAGGCTCCCACTCCCGGATCTTCTACTACTCTTTTAGATCCGATGCTATCAGGATTGTACATAATATCAGCTATACATCACAAATTCAATGCAGACAGACATATTATGACAGTTGAAATGATTAAGAATGGACTTTCTGATTCACCAGATAGTGTTGATATGAACGGAGAAGAATAACATGTATCCTAAGTTTAATTGGTGGGTTGGTATTGTTGAAGATCGAGCAGATCCTGCAATGCTTGGTAGATGTCGTGTACGAATAATAGGATATCATACTGAAGATAAAAATGAATTACCAACAGTAGACTTGCCGTGGGCAGTTCCTGTAACACCTACAACATCTCCAGGAATATCAGGCATAGGTGAGACCCCGTCCTTTGTGCAAGGCACTACTGTTCTTGGATTCTTTAGTGATGGAGAAGATGAACAACTTCCTGTTATTATAGGAACTTTGCCAGGCAAGCCAAGAAACAAAAGAGACAAGGACATTGGCTTTTCTGATCCGTCTGGTAAATATCCAAGAAGTGAAGCTGGCACAGGACTCAACGGACTTCAAGAATCGGATTTGTCTAGATTAGCAAGAAATGCGATTGCAGAAGGACATATAAGTCTGGCGAACAAAAGAGCAGCTAGACAAGAAGCGATTCCACGTGCTGCAGCTCCTCATGTTGAATCTGTTGCATCTGACATACCAGGAGCAGTATACGATAGAGAAGTGTGGGAAGAGCCACATCCTAGATTTGGTGATTCTAGTTATACCTATAATTCGTCAAATCAACCGCCAAATTTTGATAATAAATGTTCTGTTTATCCTTACAACAAAGTGAATGAGACAGAAGGCGGCCATGTATTTGAGATAGATGACACCCCTAATAACGAGAGAATACACGAATATCACACTGCTGGAACATTCTATGAAATTCAGGCAGACGGCTCAAAGATCACCAAAGTCGTAGGCGATGAATACGAGATAACACTAAAAGACAAAAAAGTTTATATCAAAGGATCGTGTGATGTCACTATTGGCGGCGATGCACGAATGCTCGTAACTGGAGACATGTATCAAGAAATTGGCGGCAACTTGTTCACTACAGTAGCAGGTAATAGAGTTACTAAGATTATAGGCAATGATTTAACTGAAGTATTGTCTGGACAAAATTCTTCTATCAAGAGAGATCAAGCACTTCGAGTTGGTGGCAGTAAAACAGATTCTGTTATCAAAGACAGTACTACTACAGTTGGCGGCAATTCTTTCGCAACCACAGGAGGAAATGTAACAAGCATATCAGTAGGTTCAACTTCGCACACATCAATCTTAGGATATAAGGTTATGAGTACTACTGGCAATGTCAGCATGAATGCTCCTGTCGGCGATTTTAAAGCTCTTAGTTTGAATATGTCCTTGTCTGCTGCGTTGAATCAAACAGTAACTGCTGCGGTACAATTAGTTGAAGCTAGCACAATACAAACACTGTCTGCTGTTGCGTCACAAATGATCACAACTCCATTGCAGACAATTGTTGCAGCTTCTAGAAATATTACAGGAGTCACTTCACATACCGGAGCATACACTATAACAGGTAATTTAACTGTATTAGGAACTGCGTCAGGAACAATAGTGAGACAAGGTAGTATTATTCTTGGTACCCACAAACATACTGTTGGAGGCTCAGCTGCTCCTCTAACTGGCACACCTACACCATAAGGAGTAAAATATGAGCTGTGGAGCAACCGAAAAGTTAGTAGAACTAACTCAATCTATTGGCAGTACTAATGATATAATAGACAAGTTGATTGATAAAATACCAATTACTCCTGCTCAAAACCAATCAATTGCAGATGCTGCTGCTATAATAGCTATGGCCAGCGATGCAGCCGCTATACAAGAGTTAGTAACAAGTAAATTGAAAGGATATTTGCCGGAGATTGAAATACCAGAAGAGATAAAAGGGCTTCAGGCGGACATCGAAGGATTTGCATCCGATATTTTAACTGCAAAACTTGCAGCAGATGACATTGTGAATGAAGTCAAGAACCTCTCAACAAAGTATTCAGGATTAGATTTGGGTGATATTGATATCCAAAAAATCCCACAACTTCTTAAAGATGGCGCACTTGATTTGAATAATATATGTCAAAAAATACCAAACTTTGAAGAAGATGGTGCAGGCTTTGTTCTTAAAGGAACCCCTATAATTACGCCGAAAAGAAGCCCGATTGCAGATTTATTAGGAATACAAATACCAGAAATAAAAGATTTTGTATATCGAATTGATGCAGTAAAAAAGAAAAAAGAAGAAGCTGAAAACTTTATTAATGTTGAAATTCCCAATAGCATAGGATTATAACGCAAACTGTTATAAATACGAATATGACAACAGAAACTTTAAAAGTAGCAAGAATATATAAAGATCTTGATTTAAACTTCACAGCAAATCCTGTATCTGGAGATGTTGCTAAGAAGCTAGATGTTAATGCAGTCAAGCAATCTATATTGATTTTACTAAGTACAAATTTTTACGAAAGACCTTTTGCGCCTGATAAAGGCGCCAATTTAAGAGGGTTTTTATTTGAACAGATGTCTAGTACATTGGCATCGTTACTTCAAAATGCTGTAAAAAATGTTATAACATCTTACGAACCTAGAGCTAGAATAGATTCAATTGTTGTCACTCCTGATTATGATGGTAACCAATACGATATCACTATCAGATACACTGTTGTTGGTATAGATAAACCTCAAACATTAACGACTAGCCTGAAAAGATTAAGGTAAACTAATGGCACAATTAAATGTAACAGAATTAGACTTTGCTAATATAAAGCAGTCATTAAAAACCTTTATGCAAGCTCAAGATGAGTTTAGCGATTATGACTTTGAAGGCTCGGCGCTGTCTGTTCTTTTGGACACGTTGGCATATAATACACATTATAATGCAGTACTTGCTCATATGTTAGCAAATGAATCATTTCTTGATAGTGCAATTAAGAGAAGTTCGGTAGTATCTATCGCTAAAACATTAGGTTATACTCCTAGATCAAGAAGATCATCAACAGGATACGTTGACTTTTATCTTACTCCAGCACCTTCATATACTGATATAACCTATACTTTGTCGAGAGATACAGTTTTTACTAGCACAATCGATGGCAACTCATATAAATTTTATCCCAGTAAAGATGTTACTGCGACTCGTCAAACATTTGATGGTGTAGACAAATTTTTCTTTGATAATTTAGAACTAAAAGAAGGTACTCGTGTATCTAATAGTTTTCTGATAGATGCAAATTCTTTGTCTGGTCCAATAACTTTGCCTAACAACAATATAGACACATCATCTATTCGTGTTAGAGTACAAGAGTCTACAACTAATCTAACAGTAGAAACTTTTTTAGAAACCACATCTCTGCTTGATCTGAAGTCTACAGATAAAGTATATTTCTTAGAAGAAGAAGTTCATAGTAATTATGTTCTTCGTTTTGGAGACGATGTTTTTGGTAAAAAATTGAAAGTCGGTAATGTTGTTATCATTGATTATATTATCTCAAACGGCTCACTTCCTAATGGAGCAAAAAGTTTTACACCTTCAACTACATTGACTGGCTCAGGAGAAGTTAAAGCATTCTCGAATGTGACAGCAGCTCTTGGAGGTGCAGAAAAAGAAAGTATTGACAGTATTAGAAAAACAGCGCCTATTTTCAATCAAACAAAAGAAAGAATGGTAACTGCTACCGATTACAGAAGTCTTATATTGGCGGACAATCCTAGCGTACAGTCAGCTTCAGTTTGGGGTGGAGAAAATAACGATCCCCCTATTTACGGTAAAGTGTTTATCTCGCTTGATCCAGTAGAGGGTCAAATAATTACTCAAGAAGTTAAAGATAGTATTGTTACTAGTCTTGTTTCTCCTAGGGCGCCAGTTGCAATATTACCAGAATTTGTAGATCCGGAGTATACTTACATCGGCCTAAAAGTGGGAGTCGTATATGATTCATCAAAAACATCTTTAACTTCTGGTCAAATCAGCAGCGCCGTATCAACCGCAGTCAGTAATTACTTCAATACAGACTTGAATCAATTGAATAAGAATTTTTATTATTCACGAATACACAACATCGTTAAAGCAGTATCTCCTTCAATTGTATCTGTGAACATTACCCCTACTTTACAAAAAAGAATTGAAGCAGAATTTAATGTTGATAAAAATTATACTTTCAGTTTTAATAGTAGAGTTCAGCCAAGAGAACTTCATAGTACTTGGATGAATGCTACATTAAACACAATTAACTATAAAGTAAAGTTTCAAGATATTCCAAATTCTGATGTGGTAGCACCAGAATACAATGGTTCTGGTATCGTCTATCTAGTAGATTCGACAGGTACAAAACTAAAAAATATAGGAACTATTGACTACGACACAGGCAAGTTGACGCTTGGTAGTATTATGGTTACTTCATTGTACGGAACAGACACTGAACTAAAATTTAGAATTAGACCACATGACGACTCAAAAGATATAAGCACATCGATATTGAACAGAACATCTGATGTCTCTACTGGCCCTGTTGTAGCAAAGCCTTCTCAGAATACCGTGCTGTCTCTGGATAATAGCACAATGAATACGATTACAGGATCTCGCAAAGGCCTAGAGATAATAGTTACTACTGAGATTGAAGGTTATTAATGTCACATAAAATACCTGATTACTTAAATTATATCTCTAGTATCACTATTGTAGATGGTGGTTCTGGGTATAATTCCGCTTTACCTCCTACTATCACTATTAGTGGCGGGGGAGGTTCAGGTGCTACAGCAACTGCTTCGGTATTGAATGGTGAAGTTCACACTATCAATATTACTAATATTGGCAGAGACTATACTTCATTACCAACAATAACTGTTACTGACGGCGGAGGTAGTGGAGCTGTTCTTTCAGCAGTCTTAGGGTTTGCAAGCAGTAGTTCATCTGAATATGAAGAAAAATCTGCACTCAACGTAAAATTTTCTTTACCAGAATTCATTCAAACTGATTATAACAAATTCTTATCATTCATAGAAAAATACTTTGAGTATATGGATGAAAATAATAATCCTATAAATTTACTACTAAACAAGAAATACACTGACATTGATGATCTTAACGATGCAGAACTCAACCAAAGAGCTAATGAACTCGCTGCTGCGTTTCCACAATTAATTGAAACTGATAGAAAACTTCTTCTCAAAAGAATAAAAAATATATATGAAGCAAAAGGGTCTGAACGATCTATAAAAGCATATTTCAAACTTCTTTATAATGAAGAAGTTGAGGTTTATTATCCTAGCAAAAATATTCTTAGAGCGTCTGATGGAGTTTGGATAAAAGAAACATCAGTTCGTGCCCTTGTTGGATACGATGGTTATGAAGTATTGAATCTAAATGGCCGTATTGCTGATATAAAATATTTTGAAACTACCGGATCTGTTACTCTTACAAAGACAATACCCATAACTATTCCTAGAGTAGAAAAGATTGCTAAAACTTTTCCTCAAACATACGAAGTTATTGTTGAGTTGCCTCCTAATGTAACAGATATACCAGGCCCTGGTGCCCAAGCTATTGTAACAGCAACAGTTTCAGGTGGGGCTGTCACAGGATTTACTGTTGTGAATGGCGGCTATGATTATACTGCTGCACCAGATGTGATCGTATATGATTCAAATGGGGGATCTGGTGCTCTAGGTAGAGCAGTTGTTTCTAGAGGAGAAATAACTAACATTATTCTTCTTGAAGGGGGAACTGGTTATACTTCTCCAGCATCAATAACAGTTTCTTTGGATTCTAGTAATTATAGAACTGTAATTGTAGAAAGAGGCGCAACTGCGGCTGCTGCTAATATACGAGCATATTTAGATAGAAGTCTTTTCTCTGTGACCTCTTCTTCGTATATCGGTGATGATGCTGGTTTCTCAGTGGGCGATGTATTTTTTATCAATGAAGCGGGTTCAAATGGTGGCGCATATGCTGTAAGTGGGTATTTTTTAGAAGATTACACTTTCATCGGCGGCGCTAACAACGCTGTAATTAGAGTTTCTGCTGTAAATGAATATAATGTTCCTACTTCATGGACAATAATCAATCCAGGTGAGGGATTTATAAATTCACGAATTACAATTCCAATAGAATCTAAGACCGGCGAAACCTTAAACATAGAATTAATTACAAAGTATTTGTATTCATATGATGGAAAGTATAAAGATGACAGAGGAAAGTTATCAGATGTAAATAGAATACAAGATAACTACAAATTCCAAAGTTATTCTTACATTATCAAGTCTGCGGTTTCACAGGAAAAATGGGTCAAAAGATTTAAAGATCTCATGCATCCAGCCGGTATGCAAGTTTTTGGCGATTTGATTATTTCTCATAATGTAAACTTTGCACCATTTATTAATATAATATCAGATGGTCTACATTTACATGAGTTTAAGACAGAAGATATTGTAGTCTCAAATGATGACACTATTAGTATTGTTGTCCAATGGGCGAGAGGATTTAGTGAAACGCAGTCAGTAAATGACAACACTACTTTACAAGCGGGAAAGAATGTTTCTGAAATACTTTATATAAGTGATGATACTCCTCAAAATTATGCTGAAGAGGGATATTTTTTAGAGGATTATACTCTTTATAGCGGAGTTTCTAACACTGTTAAAAGTATAGAAAAAGTATTGATAGATACTTTAATAACTACAGATGTATTAGAAAAAGTTATAGATTTCAGACAAATAGTTACAGATAGTAGTTCTGTCAATGAATCAAACGTAAAACTTTTACAAAAAGTGTTTACTGAAACTAGCAATGCTGTAGATGCTTTTAATTATATATTAGCATTAGAACATTTAGTATCTGACACTGCCCACGTTGATGACGCCGAACTTTTTTCTATAGATTTAAACAGAGAATTTATTGAAGATGACGCTACTCATAGTGAATTTGTGAGTATAAATACAGAGAAAGGACTTGTTGAAGAACAAACATCTTCCGAGTCGCACGTAAAAACTTTACAGAAAGAGTTTACAGAAACTGGTAATATCGCAGACAGCGGCGTTATAGTAATACAAGATTATTCAGATCCAACATATTTTAGTGAAGACTATGTTGGAGCAGGATATAATTTTTAAACAACCCTGATGGAGAATTCCACTATGATTAAAAAAGATTTATCAAAAGTTACCGGTATGGTCAACGTAGTTATTCGTGACGATTCAGGCAAAATAAAGCAAGAATTTACAGTACCGAATCTTGTAGTTGATACTGGCCTAGGCTTTATTGCTTCACGAATGAAAGACACTACTGATGCTGCAATGTCTCATATGGCTGTTGGTACAGACAACACTGCTGCAAATGCTGCTGATACTGCACTTGGAACAGAGCTTGCTAGACAAGCATTAACTTCTACTACAGTGACTAGTAATTCAATTTCATACATAGCGACTTTTGCTGCTGGCAGTGGAACAGGCGCACTAACAGAGGCGGGTCTTTTCAATGATCCAGCAACCGGTACTATGCTTTGCCGTACTGTGTTTGCTGTAATCAATAAAGGCGCAGCAGACTCAATGACGGTCACTTGGACAGTTACAATTTCTTAATAGGTAAAGCTAGTGGCAATCTTATTGACAAAGGCAGGAAGAGTAGAGTTAGCTAGAGCATTCTTTGCAGATATACAGAATGCTCATAGTTATTTTAATTTTGCGCTCGGCAAGACTACTGCCTGGCCAGATGAGGAAACCCCTGAAAATCCACTGGAATCTTTGCGCTATATTAATGATTTCAGAAATAATATAATATTAACTCAATCAATAACTTCTACTGAAATTTGTCATCTGATTCCAAGAATAGATTGGGAACTGGGGCTCGTATTTGATTCATATGATGATAATTACAGTCCCACAAATCTTTCAGCGAGCGGCGCAAGTAATTTGTCAGACGCAAGGTTTTATGTCATAACAGACGAATTCAAAGTTTACAAGTGTATTGATAATAATACAAATGCTCCTAGTACTGTGAAACCAACTAGCACTAGTACTAATGTGGTAATTCTTGCTGACGGATATACGTGGAAGTTTATGTTTCAAGTTTCCGCATCTGATCAAACTAAATTTTTAGACGCTTCGCATATTCCAGTCAGAAAACTAACTACCACGCCATACGGAGATGTTAATGGCGAAATTGATTCTATCAATGTTATAGATGGGGGTAGTGGGTACGACTCACTTGATCCTCCTACAGTGACTATATTAGGTGACGGAGATGGATTAGCGACGGCGGTAGCAACTGTAGTTGGAGATGCTGTTACTGCAATTACCCCAGTGAACCGTGGTAGTGGATATACATTTGCATTCGTCAGTTTGTCTGACGGAGGAATCGGCACTGGAGCTAAGGCAGATGTGCTGTTGGGAGATACTGATCCGAATCCCGGACTACAATCAGCAGTAGAAAATTCTGCGATTCCTGGTTCATTGGATCAAATTCGTATTCTTTCCGGGGGGCAAGATTATACTCCTGGAGATGTTACTGTTACTATTACTGGTGACGGATCGGGAGCAGAAGCAACCGCAAACATAGCGGCTGGATCAGGTACAATAACTAGCGTTAATATAACTTCTGGTGGCACTGGTTATACTTTTGCAGATATTACTTTTACTCAGACTAGTGGTATAGGATCAGGAGCATCCGCTCGTTCGATAATTTCTCCCATATATGGTCACGGATCAAATCCTGTAAAAGAATTATTCAGTACGACTGTAGGGATTACTGTTTCGTTTGAGGATAACACAAATCAAGATTTGTTTTTAAATAATGATTTTAGGCAAATAGGATTAGTAAAAAATATTGGCAAATACGCCGATCCTGCCACGATGTATACTCAGAAAACAGGGTCGTCTCTTTTTGTTGTAGATGTTGATAGTGCAGAAAATTATGCAGTTGATGACATTATTCTTACAGACGATCAAGGAAAATTTCGTGTTATACAAATAAGATATGATGACACTACTTCTACATATAAAGTACACCTACAGCCGATTATTCCGTTAATATCTGGCAGTAGCACATTGATAAATGATACTCAAAATATAACTGAATTGAGTATAAATAGTGTTGTAGAACCGGAAATAAAAACATCATCTGGAATTGTTCTTTACATAGAAAACAGACCTTCAATTACCAGATCCGCAGATCAGGTCGAAACAATAAAAGCATTGGTAAATTTTTAGGAAAAAAGTAAATGGCTCTTAATCTAAATTCTTCTCCCTATTATGATAATTTTGACAGTACCAAAAATTACAATAGAATATTGTTTAAGCCTGGTGTTGCTGTACAAGCAAGAGAACTAACCCAGCTTCAAACTGTACTGTCAGATCAGTTATCGCAACTATCTAGCTTCACTCTTAAAGATGGTGCTATCATTAGTGGCTGTGAAGAAAAAATTACTGTGGTAAAATATGTAAAGATTAAAGACTCTGATTTTAACGGAGCCGCCATTGCAAATAATGATTTGGCAAGGTATATAGGAAGCAAAGTTTTAGGTAGTATAACAGGTATTACTGCTCAAATTATTGATGTTAGAAAAGGCACAGAAGCTGAAAATCCGCAAACTAAAACTCTTTATATTTCATACACTGGAAGAGGAGATTCTGTAAATAAAGTTTTTTCGATGAACGAAACTTTAACCGTATCTTCTAATGATTCTGAATTGAGTGGGATGCAATTCGTCACGATAGATTCTGGATCGGCGAGCGTAGGATCTAATACTCGATACGAAGGAACTGCTCCTAGAATTCAACTAAGTGCTGGTATTATATACGCTCGTGGCACATTTATTAGAACTACAGATCTTGCTGCGTATATAGATCCTTTTGTTGTTAGAGCTGATAAGAATATTGGTTTTTATATAACAGAATCAATTGTTACGTCCGCTACAGACGAGACTTTGTTGGACGTTGCTCAAGGCTCGTTCAACTTCAATGCACCTGGAGCAGACAGACTAAAACTTACCGCTTCACTACGCTCATATAACTACAGAGAATCAGACGGTTCTAGAAGCATACCAGAAAATTTTTACCAATATGCTGCGTATAGAAATGGAAATATTGTAACAAGTAATATCAAAACAGACCCATTAAAAGGACTAGGCGATGTTCTAGCCAAAAGAGCATATGAAGCTAATGGTAGCTACAATATTAAAGGATTGCAAACTGTAGTTCACGAGCATCTAAACAACGGCGTAAACTCTGGATATTTCAGTACTACTGCTGGGGGGGACGCTGATAAATTTGTGTTCTCAATTACTCCAGGTACTGCAAATGTTGCTGGTTATCCTATAGAAACGAAGAAAGAATTGCCTTTAATTGTAGACAAGCCTAAAGATACTAAAATAGAAAACTCAGTATCTCAAACCACAGCATATGGAAACTATACACTAGTCAATGAAGTATGTGGTATATGGGATGTAGATGGTGGTGCGTCTGTTGATCTTTATGACACTGCTGTAACTGCTGTAACTTCTGCTTCATTCGCATCGACTTCAGTTGCCGGTAATAAAATAGGTACAGCTAAAGTCAGATACCTAACATTAAATTCTGGAACAGCAGGGTCTGCTGCCGCTCAATATCGATTGTATTTTTATGATATAAAAATGTCGGCTGGCACATTTAAAGACGTTAAAACTATACACTATGCAAATAACACATCGAATGCATTTGCTGATGCTGTTTTAAATTCAAACTCTGAAGCTGTTATTCAAGAAGGAAACTACAACAGATTAGTATGGGAGTTGCCTTACGCAAATCTAGAAACACTGAAAGCAGACGACAGTGCGTATGATTTTAATTTTAAATATATTAACGAATTTGATGCATCTGTAGATTCTGGAACTGGACAAATAACACTAGCGGGACCGTCTGCACAACAAACTTTCTTTTTATCTGCAGCTCCTACTGACACTGAAATACAAGCTAACATTCAGGCAGTGGCAGTAGATGCATTCACTGCTGGTGGAGTTTCATATGCCGCTGGCGAATATATCGACTTGACTCATTCAAGCGTTACAGTAACCCGGCCAAGTGAAAGTCAACTAATTGTTACATTTAGCAGCGCTCCGGCGTCTAACGCCAATGTTAGAGTATATGTGAATATGCAATACTCAGATGGTGTTGCTCCCATTACAAAGACACGAATTCAAGATAACTTTGTAAAGATACAAACAGATGCAGCCGGCTATAGCGTTGCTAGTGGCTGGTGGTCACTTGGCGTAACGGATCTTATAAAAATTAAATTGATCACTGCCACTACTAATGCCGATTATGAGACTGGCGCAATCAATATTACTAATGATTTTATTGTAGATAACGGTCAAAGAGATAACTATTACGGTTTGGCAAAGATAAAGCAAAAAGCAAGTAGCTCTGTTGATTTATCTACTTACAAATATGTCTCTGTAAAATTTGATTATTTGACAAGAACTGTTAATGGTCCTTCTTTTGCATGTGTTGACTCTTATACTGGTACTGGTCTTGGTCTTCAGGAGATTCCTTTGCATTCTCCTGCAGCAGGCAATATTCTTGATTTGAGAAACTGTATAGATTTTAGACCGTATGTAGTTAACACTGCTGTTGAGGCGTCTACAATAGCATCTGCAACTTTAAATCCTGATATCGCTGAAACTATTGTAAGACCTGCTCAAGGACTGAGTAATCCTGTCCCTATCACAACATTTACAACTGATTTAAGTTATTATCTTGCACAAGCATTCAAAGTAGTAATTACTAACGCTGGCACTATAAAAGTAATTAAATCACAGTCTGCTGACTACCCCAAGTTCCCAGAAGCCCCTGCAAACTCTCTCACAATTGCAAAAGGAATCTTGCCACCGTATCCAGCGCTATCTGTAAAAGCTGCGAATTATTATAAGCGCTCTGACTTAAAGATTTATTTAGAACAAGTCAGAACTAAAAGATACACTATGCGAGATATTGGTGGGCTAGAAGAAAGAATTGCAAATCTTGAATACTATACCGCATTAAGTTTATTAGAAAAAGAATCGAAGTCTGTTCAAATTTTGGATACTAACGGTATTGATAGATTCAAAAATGGCTTAATGATAGACGCATTCAAAGGGTATGGCACAGTCGCAGTAGGGCATGACGATAACGCATGTTCATTGGATTTAAAACGTCAACAAATGAGAGCGTCTTTTGATTCTAGCATTGTTGGATTTAAGCCTATTGCAACTGATACTACAATGGGTCAAAGCGGAGATTTATTCCACATACCTTATGTAGAAACTACATTCACAAAGCAACTACAAGCAAGTAAGTTTAGAAATGTTGTAGGTGAATTATTATACGCCGACCCAGAAACTGTAAATCCAGTGACACCTGATCCAGTGCCTGCTCCGGTTATACCTGCGCCTCCTCCTGTAGTAGTAGTTGATCCTAGGCCTGAGCCTAGACCACTAGAAGTTGACTATCAGTTAGTCAGAACTACAGGTGCTGCAGTAAATGAAGGAGATTCTTGCACAATAAGTCTTGAAGTTAGAAATCTTGAGAATGTCAATGGTCAGACTATTCCTTATACAATTACTGGCATTTCTTCTGCTGATATAGGTGGCGCCAGCTTAACTGGATCATTTACACTAGATGCAGTAGGTGATTCTTCAGTTACATTTAACATTGCCGCAGACGCTACTACTGAAGGAACAGAAACTCTTACGCTGACACTTGATAGTATAACTATGGGCGGAAATGCGGTATCAACTTCAGTGACAATTAATGATACGTCATTAGATCCTATAATTGTACCTGATACGCCTGTTGTACCTGTTGTACCTCCGCCTGCGCTTGGGCCATATAGAGGTAACTTAAATCTAGTTCCTTCCGAAGATTCTTGGTTCGATGATTCATATGCTGAAGCTGCCTATAAGAACGAGCAAGGTTCTTGGGACAATCTAGAAATAACCGGTGACTGGAAAGATACTTGGGGTTCTTGGGAACTCGTATCTGAAGACATAATAAATGCTGAAACTATCATCACTGAAGGTGAAATTGGAATTCCTCCTAAAGGTTACGGTGGCAATAGCGAACCAACTTCTATTGATTTCGAAACGAAAGAAGAAGCCACTGGTTATTGGCAACAAGAAGTTCACACCTATACTGGTCGCAGACAAAAATACGACATCACAACCACTGTTGCTGGCCAGAATACACAGACATGGGAAAGAACAGGTTCTAGAATTTTCTATGGAAACATTCCTGATGAAGTTACTGAAAGCATTGGTGATTCTATAATCAATACCGAAGTAGCTGCTTTTGTTCGTCCAATTGCTATCTCTGGTTCAGTACAAGGATTGATGCCTAACGCAACTCATAATATTGTTATGGGTGGAATAAACAAAGGATCATTGACTACAAATGCAAACGGTAGAGCAGATTTCTCTATCAGTGTTAATAAGGGCGAATTTAGGTGTGGTAATATCCTAATTGAAATATCTGATGCAAACAAACTTGATGACATTGAGTCATATGCCGCAGCTTCATTCACGGCAAATGGAACAAAGAGAACTTTCCAAACTACTTATGTGACAACAAAGTGGCCTGCGCCACCAATGGTACCTGAGTCTCTTTTTGATACCAAGAAAGAAATCATTCCTATTGGAGAAGACGGCAGGACAATGACTAAGAAGGGTGACGTTATAATCGACACTCACCGAGAAAATGCTGGTGAACCAATATGGATTCCTGTAGAAGATGTATTTGTATCTGGCGGCTGTTCAATTGGTACCCCTGGTAGCCGTGAAGATACTTATAGAAGATTTGATGGAACAACATACGGCGTAACTACTGTTGATTCTTCATGTTCAACTTCTACGACAACAATATCCTCTGCAGGAACTGTAACATTGGTACCAGAAGTTGTTACTATTTGTACCTTCCCAGAAGCAGAAACTTTTAACCCAGTAACAAACACTATAGTGGTAGATGATACTGCTATAACTGATGTTATTATTTGTGATGTTGGCGGCAACACAAATACTGGTGGAAATGCTTCTGGAGTAATCACTGTTGATTTAGCAAATGGCGTAAATTTAGTCGCTGCTGGATTAGACGAGAATGACTTTGTTGCAGGCGTGACTATCACCGAAGGCAGATTTGCGGCTGCTGATGAAGCTGCTGGAATACAGATCATGGGGCCATTTGCAATTGAGACTAATACTGTTTCTGACGAAACTCCAGATCCACTACTTGCAGCAAAAGTTGCTGCTGCAACTTTGATAGAAAAACTGCCATCATATAAGTTCCCAGGAATTGGAGAGATAAATTTGTGCATGGTGGGCAGAGATCCTCTCGCACAAACATTCTTTGTTACTGGAATGCCAGGAGGTATGTTTGTACCTTCTGTTGATATCTTCTTCAAAAGAATTCCATCAGAAGAAAATAACAACGGCATCACTTTACAAATCAGAGAAGTTGTAAACGGCGTTCCTGGTAAACAAGTAATACCGAATGGTGAAGTTTTCTTGAGAAGAAGTGATGTTAAAGCATCTATCAATGGAGCATCTGGTTCGGTCGAATTTATTTCAACTAAATTTAGATTCCAGCATCTAGTACATTTAGAAAACGATACTGAATACTGCATAGTTCTAATGCCTGAGGCAAATGATCCTAACTATGAAGCATGGGTCGGTGAGTTAGGAGAAATTGAAAAAAATACAGCGAACAGAATCACAAAACAAGCACATGGTGGTGTCTTATTTACTTCAGCGAACAACCGAAGCTGGACTCCTCACCAATCAGAAGATTTGATGTTTATTGTCAATCGTTGCAAATTTACACCGAATACTGATTTTGTTTTGAATACTACTAACAAAAATACTGACTGGATAGTATTTGATAATAGTACATGGAAGCAATCTGTACAACCTAAATTTGATTTATTAAGTTTTGTTCATGGTTTCACGTTTACTATATCAGGCGGCGGAACAGGCTACACTGATGGTACATATACTGGCGTTGCTATTACTGGCGGAGGCGGTTCAGGTGGAGAATTGTCTTATGTTGTGACTGGCAATGTAGTTACATCGGTAACTCTTACTAATCCTGGAACTGGTTATACATCAAATCCAACGGTTGCTTTGAGTCAAGGTAGTCCTACAACAGAAGCAACTGTGACTGCAAGACTCAATCGTGCAAAGGTTAAATACTTTGATTCTGCTTATAAAACATATGAGTTAGAAGTTACTAATGGATATTTCACTGCTGCCGATCTAGTAGGCAATGCATCTACTACTGTTAATATTGGCAGCATAAACAATCGTGTAGTTGATGCACATGTATTGAAGTTATCTACTGCGAATGCAGGCGAACTTGGAACAATCAAGAAAGAAATTGCTCTAACTAACACTGGAGCAGCTTCTGCAAATACAACGTATTCAGTAGTAGATGTCAATTCAACTACAGAGTTGGAAGAAGAGAAAACTATATACAGTTACTCTAACGAACAAACATTGTATGCTACAAACAAGACTGCTCGTGTTAGGTTTACAGTAAGAACGCCTCTAAATAACTTGTCGCCTATTATTGATATTGCTAGTATGGATATGGGTGTATACAAGAACAAGATAAACTATCCGAAAGATATTAGTGGAAATTCTACAGTAGCAGAAGAAGTTAGATTCGGTGGCAATGCATCTGCTAAATATATTTCACGACAAGTTGTGCTAGCAGATAAGCAAGATGCTGAAGATATGAGAGTGTTCTTAGATAATAAAATACCAAATAATGCATCAGTAGAAGTTTATGGTAAATTTAGAAACGCAGAAGACGATGCAGAGTTTAACAATGACATTTATTGGAAGAAACTAGAAGTAGAGACATCTCCAAAAGTTGCGACTGAAAACTTTGCTCAGTATGTATATAAGATTCCTGCTAAAGGATCAACTAATGCTGGAGTAGATGCAGTTACTGGTGTCTTTGAATACGATGTATACAGAGTTTCTGCAATTGCTGTTTCTGCAGGAGGTTCTGGTTATTCTGCTACTGCGCCTACAGTGACTTTAGTTCACTCAGAAGGTACCGGTTATGGCGCAACAGCAGAAGCAATTATTTCTGGCGGAGCAGTCACAAGTATAAAGATAACAAATCCAGGGCGAGATTATGAGGGCGGAACTGTTACTGCTACTTTGACTGGGGGAGATGGAGCAGGAGCAACTGCCGGTGCAGTCACTGTATCTCCTGTGACATTTAAATCATTCAAAGACTTCTCTATTAAGATTGTTCACTTGAGTGGCAATACAGCGAAAATACCTAAGTCTTCTGGACTCAGGGCTTACGCATTGCAGGTATAATATGAGTATAAATAAATTTGTACAAATAAAAGAATCGCCGACTTTATATAGAGATATACATTCAAAGGGATTAGTAAATACCGATAATAGAGCCCTTGCAGAATACAAGGAAGCTAGAAAGAAAAGACAAGAAAGTAAAACTGCGATTCTGAAATATGAGAATGATATAAATACATTAAAAGATGAAGTAACAGATATCAAGAATTCTTTGAAGTTAATTCTTGATAAACTAAATTCCAAGGATTAAGTAAATGGCAACAATCACGCTAAGGTCTATTAAAGGAAGTCCTTTAACTAATAATGAGGTTGATGGTAACTTCACTAATCTGAACATTGATAAATATGAAGCTGGAAATGATGTTAGTGTTGGTGCGCTTGTTGTTTCAGGTGAAGCTAACTTTGCAATCTCAGGCACTGTTTCAGCAGCCGGAACAGTACAAGGAGATGCTACAGCATTAACAAAGACTTATAATATAGTAACAACGGCCACTGCAAATCAAGGTGTAGTTCTTCCTGATGCAACAACAGGCAAAGTTGCTACTGTTCTTAATAATACATTAGTAAATATTAAAGTATATCCAGCATCAGGTGAGCAAATAGATGCATTGGGCACAAATAGTTCAAAAAACTTGTCTCCTGGTGCTAGTATAACTCTAGTGTGTTCTTCTGGAACATTATGGAATAGCCTGCAACCGGTTATTGTTTATGATTCTACGGGATCACAACTAAATTAAGATTAAAACATGCAACCATTAAGAATAAAAGCATCAGGCACTCCAATAACTTCTGCAAACTTCCAAGGCTTGCAGGAAATGCCGGACGGGCAAATAAATCAATATCTTTCTTATGTAATCACAAATAAGTTTGCAGCGGATACTGACGGTACAGGTACAGCAGAACTAAATGTTGATACTTCGAATTCTTTGACCGGTACTAGTATTGGTACTTGGACTAACACTATTCGTAATGATGCAATTGGAACTCATCCTACTGACGGAGCAACTACAGATACTACATACTACTTCAAGCAAGTAACAGCAGCAGCTTCAGAGAGCATTACTACTCGTCCAGTTGGTTGGGACTCATCCATTAAAGAATTCAACGATTCAGAATTAGATACTGATGTCTTAGATAAGGTTATCGAAGACATGGTAACTAGCACTGGTTACACAGTAGGACAATATACACTAGCTGCCTCTGCGCCTGCAGGTGGTACATGGACTTCTCGTGCCACTATTACAGATAGTAATCAAGGTGGTTCAACTAATCTGTACTTGTGGCAAAAGACTGCTCCATCTACATCAGCAAATTCTGATTTGACTTCTCTCAAGCTAGATGGCACAAACGTCAAAATGATGTCTGCTGCTGAAATCGAGCAAATGGTTCCTAATTTCAGAAATCGAATTATCGATTCAGGTATAGGTACGTACAAACTTCAAGCATCTGCTCCTGCAGGAGGCACTTGGGTTCAAATGGGCGATAGCTTGATAGATACTCGTCAGCAAGTAGCTTCAGAAAACTATGCAGGAACCTATACTGGTAATTTTAGTGGTAACTATGTTGGCGATTATGCTGGTTCATATGTCGGAGATAAAACATATTCAGGATCATACACTGGTAACTATGCTGGAAACTACGCTGGTTCATATGTCGGAGATAAAACATATTCAGGATCATACGCTGGTAACTATGTTGGCGATTATGCTGGTTCATATGTCGGAGATAAAACATATTCAGGATCATACACTGGTACCTTCTCTGGTGACTACGCAGGTAACTATGTAGGAACTTCAGCATACGCTGGTGCATATTCAGGAGCATACTCTAGAACAGAAGCCTACACACTTTTCTATTCAGGCTTTGCTGGTGGTACTAATTACTACACTGGTTATTATACTGGATTCTATACTGGTTTTTATACTGGTGATAAAACATACACTGGGTATTACACTGGAAACTACAACCGAAACTTTACTGGTAACTATGTAGGCACTTCAGCATACGCTGGTACTTACTCAGGAACGTATACTGGTTATTATACTGGTAACTATGTAGGAACTTCTGCTTATTCTGGTGGATACGCTGGCACTTATACTGGTTATTATACTGGTAACTATGTAGGAACTTCTGCATATACTGGTACATATTCGGGCACGTATTCGGGCACATATTCTAATGACTTTAGTGGAACATACGCAGGCAATACTATTCAAGCAACTACTGAAAACGTATCGACTGTGAACCTTTGGTTAAAGACTTCTTAAAAAATTGACTATATAGTATTGAAGTTTTATTATTTGGAGTTATATTATGACCGATCTATCAGTTTCTGTGGATAGTCCAGTTGAGACTATTCCTACAGAAACCCCTAAAAAGAAATACCTCAATCCTTATTGGTCTAATAAGGAAAATCGTCACCTCATTGTAACTATCGAACAATCGAATGGACAGACTAGCATGGCTTCTATTCAGGATTCTGATGGCACAAATCCTGATATGAAAGCTGTGTTAGAACAATACACTGAAGATGAGATTGATGATAATACAAAAAAAGGTTTAGACAGGCGCAACGAAAATATTAAACGCCAGATGGAAAGACGAGAATCACAAGCAGCCCGTGGCAGACAAGAAATGCTGTTCAATTGTAAACTTGAAGCGTTTGAAATTGACACAATTAAAAATTCTAAAAATATTGAACTAAAGCGTATGATTCGTAAGTCTAAGTCAATCATGGAAGTTCAAGCATATGCTACTATTTTGTTGATGAAGGAACTTGAGAATGGCAAAGAAGCAGACTAAAGGGTTTGTC